AGGGGAGTCTACACACTCATACATCATCATGCGTGTACTACTACATATACATACATTACCCCTGTTAACCCCGCCCATACACTAATAAATTAAACAGGTACTACTCCTCCCCCGCCCCTGTGAAAAGGGTGGTAAGGGGTATAGCTTCTGATACATCTACCCTTTACCCCGGTGAGAATGTAATGTATACCCTTGTTAATCCCAGGGTTGTTACGAAATTTTTTATATACGTGTGAGGGCATCTTGACATATACTCCCTATACCGTATATACTCCCTATATGCCTAAAGTGACTGTATACATCCGGAATGAAGATTATGAGAAATGGAAAGCGATTGAGGAAAAGACTGAGTTTATTCACGGCGCGCTTAAGAATGGCACAGCTTCCGGTGCTGACAAAGAATATTCCAGACCCACGAGAGCTGCGGAGAAGCTACCCACAACCGAAGAGCAGATAGAATCGATTGCTAAGGCACAGAGTAAGTTTATGAAGACAGATAGCTCTGGCCGGATTATATCCGATAGGGGGTCCTGTAAGCATGGGGCGGACCCCAAGCTGTGCAGGTTCGCCAAAGCCGGAAAGCCCTGTAAATGAACCGGGGATTCAACGCCCGCCCCGATAGGGGCTTCTATATCGCTTTAGCCTGTTGCGCACTACCCGGATTACTGATACTTCTGATAAAATATTCATAAGAAAGGAATAACATGGCAAAACGAACAGTAAAACCCCAGGGCACTCCAGCTGAAACCAGCGGTGCTGGGCCCGAAAAAGATGACGGTACGAGCTCAACCCTCGCCGATATCGCTACCTGGACCCTCCAGGACAACAACCCCAAGATAGCCGGCCTGGTCAAGGGCGCGCTGAGCAGGAAGAACTAGTGAACCCCAAAAGACGGGGCAGCTGGCTCAACCGGTTGTTCTGCCGGCATAGCTGGTGCATAGCCCAAGGCCTGCTCTTAAAAAACCGGCCTACTTATAAAGGAAGGGTATGGTGCGGCAAGTGTTGGGCGCAATATGAAGTTTGATGCTGTCACAGCTACGGATAAACTCTTAGCTTTGAAAAAGAGGATACGGGCTGTCGCCGGCGGTACTTCCGCCAGCAAGACGATTTCAATCCTCCTGATATTAATAGACAAGTGCCAGGCTACGGCTAATAAGGACGGCCAGCTTCTGGTCAGCGTGGTTTCCGAATCCCTGCCTCATTTAAAGAGAGGGGCGATGCGCGACTTTATCAACATCATGGAAGCCCACGGCTACTATAAAGAGGCCCAGTGGAACCGCACCGACTTCACCTATTTCTTCTCCCCTAAGGTCAAATTGGAGTTCTTCGGCGTCGACTCTCCGGAGAAAGTACGGGGCCCCCGAAGAGACATCCTGTTCATGAACGAGGCCAATAACTGCCCCTACCACAGCTTCGACCAATTAGAGGTCCGTACTAAGGACGAAATCTGGCTGGACTGGAACCCCACCAACGAATTCTGGTTCTATAGCGAAATCCTGCCCTTCCGGGATAATGATTTGGACTTCATCACTCTGACTTATAAAGACAACGAAAGCTTAGATGACAACATCGTTAAAAGTATCGAAGCCCGTAAACACAACACCTCCTGGTGGAAGGTCTATGGTTTGGGCCAGCTCGGCGAGGTCGAGGGCAAGATATATAAGGATTGGGCGATTGTCGATAAGATTCCCCATGAGGCCCGTCTGGAACGCCTGGGGCTGGACTTCGGCTACGCCAACGACCCCGCCGCCCTGGTGGCTATCTACTACTATAACGGCGGCTACATCGTTGATGAGCTGGTCCACCGTACCCACATGACTAATCATAAGATTGCCGACTATATAATGAACTCCGGCCACTCTAACACCTTAGTGGTGGCCGATTCGGCCGAGCCCAAATCTATCGCCGAGATGCTGGAGCACGGTGTTCAGATAATCGGCGCCAACAAGGGCTCCGGTTCGGTCAACCAAGGCATCCAGTATATTCAGGACCAGCGCATGAGCGTCACCAAGAAAAGCGTGAATATCATCAAGGCTTACCGCAACTACATGTGGAAGACCGACAAAGAAGGCACTATTCTCGATAAACCAGAACACGATTTCTCCGATAGCATGGACGCCATAAGGTACGCCATGGAAAGCCTGCGCCCCCGTGAAGATGAGGATAAAGTCTATACTACCGGTTCGATAACTAAAATATGGGCATGATTTATACAGACACTAACGGGAATAAGCATCAAGTGAGAGTATTATCTAAATCTGATTGGGCCGGCTATGACCAGAACCGCCCCACCCCTAACTGGCAACTTGTCTTATTTGAGGACGGCACTCGTTTATGGGTCGGGAGCATATGGCTTACTTAAATATAACAAGCGATTTGACTTTGGTGGGGCGGCGGAAAATCAAGCTCGGCGAGGTACTGATGTTCGACTACGAGGGCAGCCCGGTCTATCTGAAGATTATGAGAAAGACCAAAGACGGTGTCTGGGCCAAGCGGCTCGACCCCGACAAGTTTCTGCTGCCCGAAGACGCCGACGAGCAAGTCTCGGTTGTTCCAAAACAATAGCCTTTTCTCTCCGTTTGTGCTAGTGTTTGAAACAGAAACTAATAAAAAATGGCCAAATACTCTTACCTCGCTGAAGACACCATAATTGAGACATTTAGGTCGTCTAGGCAATACACCGAAGGGCTGACCGACCAGTTCTTCGAGTTTGAGAGGCTGGCCCGCAACAAACCGCACGGTTCTATCCCCCGCGAGTACCCCAAAACCACCGACGGCACCACAGCCAGCATCATAAGAAAGACCCCGCACCGGATTATCCAGCAGTTGCCGACCGGCCGGGTGGTGTCCGACTCCGACGATTGGCTGAACGTCATCGCCGAGTTCATCTATAAGCATAAAATCATCCCTTCGGCCAATGAAGGCTACGCCCTGCTCCAGAAATGCTGGACGATTGTCGAAAAATTCCTGACTTTCGGCTTCTGTCCGGTCTACACGCCGTTCGTCGAGCACAACGGTTACTTCTGCACCGATATGCGCATCCCTTACTGGGCGGATGTCTTCATACAACCCGGCAAACTGAGTGATTCAGACTCCTCTTATGTGTTTTTGCGCTCCTGGTGGCAGACCAAGGACATTGAGGCGCTAATCGCCTCCCAGCAAGCCCTCAAACCGGCTAGCCGAACCTGGAATGTGGCTAATTTATCCCAAATTAAGGATATGACAGCCACTAAGGACAACAAAGCCCAGACCCCGGCTGAGCGCGAGAAGAATATCAACACCAAAGGCGGGGTGGAGCTGATTACCGGCTTCCAGCGGGGGGTAGGGGCTAAATTCTACACTTTCCACGTTAATTCCGGCCTGATTGTCCGCACCAAGGTCAACAAAGACCCCCGTGGCGAGTTGCCGATTTCTTTCTTCTATGGTGATATTGACGGCAGTAACCCCTTTGGCCGCTCCATAATCGAGTTAGTCGGCCCCTTACAGAACCTAATGGACGCCGAGATGCAGATGTACCAGTACAACCGGGCCCTGATGCTCAACCCGCCGCTTATTAAGCTAGGCAATTTTTCTAAGAACAAAATAAAATTCGCCCCCAACACAATTATCGACGTCGGCGCCGACCCCAACGCTAAGGTCGAACCGCTGGCGATTGATTCCACGGCTATTGCTAACTGGCCCAATAACTACGGGCTGATGAAGTCCCAGATGATTAACTTATTGGCCAGTCCAGACACTTCTATAAGCGCCGATGTCGGCAACCCCGGTTTCTCCAAGACCCCCCAGGGCGTCCAGGCTTCCCAGGCCAACTTATCCGTCGACGATAACTACGTCCGTAAGTCGTTTGAGACCGGCTACGAGCGCTGGAGTGAGACCGCTATTAACTTATATTTTGCCGAACGCGAAGGCATCGAAGAACTACAGCTGGACGATGATACCGTCGAGGAATTGCTGAACCTGGACGGCTTCGACCCCGGTATGATTTCACCCGATAACAAGATTCGGATAAACTACAGCTCGGCCACGCCGAAACTATACTTCAGGGTTGATGCTTCATCGAGTAAACAGTCGGCTGACCCCGCCCAAATCGCCATCGCCCAGGGCTTATTAGAAACAGTCGCCAAAAACCCGATGTTAAACAAGAAGTACGGCGGCCGCATAGATATTGATGAGCTGGCCGAGAAAATCGTCAAGGCTTCTGGTATCCAGGACCCCGAACTGGTCGCTCCCAAACCGACGAAAGCCGAAAAAGCCGCCAAAGCCCAAAACGCCCAAACTGGCATGGACGCCTTCTCGCCGATGTACGACAAACCGCAGTTCCGGGTCGATTATAAAGATGTCGAATCGCCTTCCGCCAGGGCTAAGATACTGGAACTGGGCGGGGCCAAGCCCGACGAGCCGCTGCCGGGAGTCGCGCCGGGCGTAAGCGAAGAGGCCGCCCGCCAGTCCGGCCAACCCGGCGAGCAGGTCCAGGAGTCCCCGGTGACCGCCGACCACCTGATTAAGGCTCACGAAGTCGCCCATAACCAGGAAATGGACAAGGCCAAGCTGGATTTGGAGAAGCAGAAGCTCGCGCTTGACGCCGCTAAGACCGCCGGTGAGTTAAAAATAAAACAACAGGTGGCCAATAAGCCGGTTCCCAAGCCAGCCGCCACTAAGAAAGCCAAGGCCAAGTAATGCAGGAAGACTCGATGTACCCTAATGACGGCACTTACTTCGGCGTCCCAGTCGAACCCGAAGACCAGATAATCGCCCGTAAGGAAGAGAAAGCTGCCACCCTGGAGGCCAAAAAGGAAATCGACAAGGCTATCGTCCGTCTCAGTGACCGCATCGACGCTACCAGTCTTATCCGGACAGCGCTTAACATCGCTGACAGTTACGGGTGCACGCGAGATGAAGCCCTAATTGCCCTGGACATCACTCGCCAGCAGTTAGAAGAGGAAAAACTGTGGTTTGTGGAACTTTTGGAGATTCATGCTAAGAATCTGAGCTAGGTTGCGCTTTGGGGCAGCCCACCCTGCCCTGGAGCGAAGCCCATCTCTAAGCTTCCCCCCGCTGAGGTACAGCGTTAAACAAAGGAGACATCATGGCAGATGACATTGCCAATGACGTGAGCACCGAGATTACCCTCGATGACTTCAACGCCGACGAACAGCAGCCGGCTAAAGCGGAACCGTCACCCGCAGCCAAAGACGAGCCTAAGGCTCCCGAGGACAAAGCTGAGGCCAAGGAAACAAAAGCCGACGATGGTGACGATACACCCGCCGTGCCGGACGTTCCGCTCAAAACAGATACAGAAGACCAACCGGTCGATGAAACGGAAACAGAGAATAAGCCGCCAGGTGTGCCCGAAGAAGCCAAAACACCAAAAGCCGTTAATCGCTGGCAACAGCTGAGTAACGAGAATAAGGAGCTTCGGGAGCAAGTTGAAAAATTGACGTCCGAGACCTATGCGCCCCAGTCCGTACAGGAACTTACTGAAATAGTGAATCCTGATACTGGACAGGTGTATACCGTGGCCGAGGCAACCGATATCGCCCTCAATCAGCAGTTGCAGATGAGGGATTACAATACCCGGGCGACCAACGCCCAAGCGTTACTCGGAGCTGAAGCATACGAAGTAATGCAAGAGCTACCAATATTCAACAGAAATAGCGACCAATATGACGAAGAGCTTTCCGCGCTGGCAGCCGCCACTATGGAAGCCAACCTAGTCCGTGACCCTAATATTCCCGAGATTGGCCCCGACGGCCAGCCGACAGGAAAGGGTATGATTGTCGACTATCACCAAACACCTAAACAAATTTACCAAACCATCGCCAGAGCTTCCGGCATTAGCGCCACAAGAGGCGAAATCAGGGGACAAGCCAACACTGAGAAGCAACTAGCTAACGTAGATGCTCCCAGTAATACCGCGCCCCAAAAAGCCAAATCCGACCCGCTGATGGAGCTTTGGGAAAGCGACGACTAGTCGCAAACTCTGACGATTAAAAACTAAGGAAAAACTAAAATGGCATCACAATATCGTAGTATCAATTTCTACGATTACAATCCAGAATGGTTGATGACTAAAGTAGACACGTTTACTTCTAGTTGTTGGCTGTGGGTTGGCAGTATTTACCAAAACGGCTATGGAAAGTACGGAAGAAAAGGCGTAATGGCCCACCGCATCTTTTACACGCTGTTTAAAGGTAATGTCCCTGAAGATATGGCCCTAGACCACCTTTGTAGGGTGAGGCGGTGTGTAAACCCCGACCACTTAGAAATCGTGACTCTAGAAGAAAATATCTTGCGAGGGGATAGTCAATGGGGCTTAAATGCTCGAAAGACTCACTGCAAACGAGGCCATGAGTTTACGCACGCCAATACCGGCAACAACTATGCATCAGGCGGCAGACGCTGCCGAAAGTGCCATGCTGTTGCTGAGGCAAAGCGTAGAAGTTCCTTAAAAGAAAGAAAATAGGAAAATAAAATAGCTAGTCAAAATTACGCCTCAGCCGTCCTCGACCAAATCGACGAACGACTGGCGCTAGATTCCAAGACTGACGGCATCGTCAACAAAGGCGGGGTTCGCCTCGACTTTAACGGCAAAAACTCAGTCACTATCTACACGGTTAATACCGTTTCCGAGGTCAACTACGTCCGCAGTGGTACCAACCGCTTCGGTACGCTGACTGAACTCGGAACTGGTACTCAGACATTCACGCTGAGCCAGGACAAGTCCTTCGCCTTCAGTGTCGACCGGGGTAACCTGGAAGATTCACAGATGGTGCAGGAAGCTAACAAGGCTGTTAAACGCCAAATCCGCGAAGTTGCGACATTGAACATTGATGTCTACACTTTGGCCGCCGCCCACGCTTTAGCGTTGGCCCAGAGCCAGGGTGCGACTGCCGCGGTCACCGCCAGCAACGCCTACAACAAGTTCTTAGCCCAAAACGACGCTATGACTGAAGCCAAGGTGCCGGAATCCGGCCGCCACTGCTTCATGAGCCCAGCAACCTACAGTCTTCTAAAACAAGACACCACGTTCATGCGCTCCTGCGACACCACAATGAAGGACCTCAAGTCCGGCATTATCGGTGAAGTTGACGGCGTAGTTCTCCACAAAGTGCCTAGCACCTACCTACCAACTAACGAAGTGTTCCTATTCATCTGGGACCAGGTTCTAATCCGCCCAATGAAGTTCAATTCCGTCCGCGTCTTAACCGACGTCCAAGGAATCGACGGAGCCGTTGCAGAAGGCCGCCGTTACTACGACGTCTTCGGCCCGGCTAACAAAGTCCCCGGACTGCGTTACCACCTCAGCGCTTAAAGGAGTCCTTTATGGATGCGAGTAACATACCAAAACTACAATCAAAAGAACTGAACACCGACGGCCGGCCGATAAACCTGCCCGGTGTTTACGAACACAAAGACACAGATGCAGTTTTCATTACTTCAGAAGGTGACGAAGGCGTGGCCCAGGCCGACGCTTTAATGCACCCCCTCTGGAAGGATGCCTGGGAGCGCAAAAGCGCCGTCCCATCGCGGGTAGAAATACTTGCCATGCGTAAAGCCCAAGAAGTCAAAGATGCTACTGAAGCTGCCATCCAGGCCGGCAAAGAAGCGGATGAACTCAAAGCCGCCAAGAAAAAGGCTCTGGAAGAAGCTAAGGAAGCTGTCGAAAATTAACAAAGGCCCGGGAGTACCGCTCGAAGAAGTAGGCCCGGGTGTTAAACAAGGAAAAATATAATGGCCAACCCAACAACTGTTTACACCGGTGCTGATGGACGCGCCCAAGTCGATGTTACCGAGAATAAAACCTTAGTAGCAGCTGACTCCGGAATCGTCCAAAATGTCATCGCCGACGCTCTAACAATCACGCTCCCAACCTCTGCCGCGGCAACCGTTGGAGCCACTTTCATCGTCCGTAACGGCGGTGTTCCGGCTTCCAGTTCTGTCGGTATGGGTACCGGAGCTGACGCTTCGTGTTTAGTGACGGTCGCGCCTGGCGCTTCCGACGGTATCTCTGGTGCTGCCTTTTCGGCCTCTACCAATAAAGCCGCCCTCAACACTAAAGCCACCTCCAAAGTCGGCGACGAATTAGTGCTGGTCGGTTCTGGGGTTACCTCAGCCGCAGCCTGGTTCGTCCAGCGCTACAAGGGCATTTGGGCCCGCCAAGCGTAAACTGACCGCTCTTAAAGAGTGGGGCTACACCACAATAAGCGTAATTGTTGACGCTTACGGCAAAAAGCTCTACTCTTAAACTAAGTTCTAAACATTAAAAGGAAAACATAAAATGCCCAACCTATTAGCTACTCTCGGCCAGCAGTATGAAATAATTGCCGGCACTGGTATCGCTGAGAACTATACAGCGACCTTTGACGGCAGTACAACAGGTCAAATCGGCACTCTCCGCTTATTCAACGTAACCGGAGTTGTAGCTGTCAAGGTCTACGCCCAGTGCCTGCAGTCAGTCATCAGTGATGGCGGTTCGCTGGCCCTGGGAACTGCTACCCTAACTACCGGTTTAATCACTACTACCGCTGCTTCTGGTATCGTAACCAACAAAACTTGGATTGCTTCGCCGGCCGCCCTGGCCGCCGATACAGCCACTAACTTCCCATTGGCCGTCACCAACGAAGACATCGTTCTAACAATCACTACCGGCCGTATGAAATTAGGAATAATCTCATTCACAGCCATATGGCGGCCTCTGACTCCTGGGGCTTCAGTCGTAGCCTATGCCAACGCTTCCAGCCTTTCGGCCTCCCAGTCACCTAGTGCCTCGGCTTCACCGAGTGCGTCAACCTCCCCCTCACCATCACTGTCACCTTCGGCTTCCCTATCGCCGTCCAGTTCGGCTTCAGCCAGCCTCAGTCCCTCCGCTTCACTATCTCCAAGTGCTTCTAAGAGCCCAAGTGCTTCGCCCAGTCCTTCAAGTTCATCAAGCGCTTCCAAATCACCTAGCGCCTCACTCAGCCCGTCGAGTTCGGCTAGTGCTTCGCAGTCGCCCAGTGCTTCTAAATCGTTCTCCATGTCGCCCAGCGCCTCAAGCTCAGCTTCGTACTCGCCTTCAGCATCACTATCACCTAGCGCTTCGCTATCTATCCTATAGGAGGTTCAGATGGCTAAGCCCGGCAAGACTATCGCCAACGTAATCCGCGGCAGGGCAATATGCCACGATTAGGACAATATTTAGCCACCTGCAAACGGGGGCATCTTAGAGAGGGCGATAATTTGCTCATCACACCACGCGGTCAGCGCGTATGTAGGGAATGTATGAAAATACGTTGGCTTGCATACGAGGCCTCCGACCACGGTAAGACTAAAAGAAAAGAAATATCTGATAGATATAGGGAAAATAACATTGAACGAATCAGGGAACGGATGATGGCGAGAATGAAAAAAGCCAGAGATTACGTTGATTTCGTTAAGTCCTCTCCCTGCGCTGATTGCGGAGTTTCTTACCAACCCTGTGTGATGGACTTAGACCACATCAGAGGAGTCAAGAAACGCGGTATCAGTCAAATGGTTGATGGTGGCTACACAATTCCAGCACTAAAAGAAGAAATAGCTAAATGCGAAGTTGTTTGTGCTAATTGTCATCGTATCAGAACTCACATAAGGAGACGCTCAAATGGCAACTAAATTAGGAAAAACAATCGGGCCTTGTATTCGCGGTGACAACCGAACCGTCAATCTTACGTTCCTGGCGTCCGACGGGGCCACGCCTATCAACCTGACCGGAGGAACTGTTTACTTCACCGTCAACAGTTCTTCCGACCCGAGCGACGATACGTCCGTGGCCTTCCAAAAGACTGTACTCGGCAGCAGCGCCACCGCCCCGACACTCGGCCAGCACACCTTCACCCTGACCCATGCCAACACCGATATAACACCCGGGACCTACTGGTATGACTGTCAGTTCGTCGATTCTACAGGCGCTTATCTATCTAGTTATAGAGGCAAGTTCATAGTTCAGAGTGACACGACGAGGACTTAGTGTTACGATAAGGATAAGGAAAATCAACCGTGAACCCCCCACTAATAAACATAGAAGATTTTAAGCCAGGTTTTACTTCACGGTTGAGCCTGGCTTTGAGATTTTTATGAGTAGAATCGGAGTTATAGGCGAGGGCTGGGTCGGCAAGAGCATGATTGAGATGTTCCCCGAGGCTTATGTCCACGACGAGCCTAAACTAATCGAGCAATACCCGGATACCATGCCGGGCATCCACCGTTATGAGTCTGCTATTCAAGCTGGCAGGATGGCTATAGGCTCC